AGCAGTACAGGCAATCACTGTAGGCGGCACTGGCTGAAATGCGGCCCGGCGGCTTGTCACTATGGATTACACCGTTAGCTTTTGTTTCAACATTACGCCTACCGCGCACATGGTCTAGTTCGATAACCTCTATGTAAATATCGTCATCATTTTTATTCATCGCAAAGTATATGCCGTAATCTAGGTTGTATATTGGCTCGGACCCATACGTGCACATTTGGTCATAATGCATCGGCTTTGCTTCTATCAAGCCGACTTTAGCAAGCTTTTTAAATGACTTGTCGTTATGCGTTTTGAACTCAGTTAAAAATATAAAAGGCAAATTATAACGCACCGGCAGCATGATGGCGCCGTCTAGTGCGCCGCCAAAGTGGTTGTCGCATCCTATTATGCGAAACTGTTTTCCTTTGGCGTCAACATCATAAACAACTGAACCGATGCCGCGTAACCATTCAATAATGCGCAACTCTTCCAAATGCCCGCGATTAAATAGGCGCTGCATACGGCCATCAAATTGCTCCCGGTGCATCCAGCGGAAGGCATACCAAAGCTTGCGCAAACACCGCTCGCCGATGACGCTGCCACCAAGATGGGCTCTATGGCCATCATCGTAATGTTGTGCGCAATGGGCGTCCATATCCGCCTTCAAGGATTGAGCTATGGCAATTCGTTGCTGTCCTGAAAGGCGGATATTCGACATGAGTTAACGCTGTGCCCAGCCGGGTTGCGGAGGCATCGCGCCTTGTTGGAACGGTGCGGCCGGGGCGGCTTGACCAAAGGCCGGAGGCGCACCAGGCTGACCAGGAAAACCGGGCTGCTGTTGCGGCTGGCCGAAGGCTGGGGCACCCTGCGGCGGTTGTCCGAACGCAGGACCAGCGCCAGGATCCGGAAAACCTCCCCAGCCTTGTGGTGCAGGAAAACCGCCTTGAGCCGGAGGCGCATACGCGGGCGCTGGGGGCTGTCCGGCTTGCTGAGGCGGCGCTCCCGCATTCGGTGCAGCCGCGCCAAGCTTGGCCCATTCAACAGGCGGCTTGCCCTGAACATCGAAGATGTTGCCGATTTGCGTATATTTGCTGTCCGTCTGGGGCACCATCTCAACCATGAAATCTTTGCCCCAAAGCTCAACACCTTCGGGCATTGCGCTAAGCCCTGCCTGCCATGTGCCTGTCACCTGAGTGATGGCGGCTAGATGACCGGCAGCGATACGTGACGCGACTTCGTTGCTATTCCAAATGTTGAGGTTGAATGTGCCCGTTTGACCAGCATTCGGACCATCCAAGATGCCGCAATCAATCGCCAACATTGAAGCGTTGTTGTCTTTGTTGGCACGCCTCCCGGTTTTAAGCACGCGAACGCGATACTTACCAGCGGGAAGCTGTGAGGGGCCCGAAATAGGATTGTGTTCAGTTGGATTAAACCACGCCATGTTAAATTACCTTTCGTTGTTAGTCAAAAGCCAGAGCCATCGCTATAGCCATGGCCAGAGCCATCGCCATTGCCAAAGGCGCAGCGCGTTATCAAGCTTCATTTCCATGCCGTCAATATACGAAATATTGCCGATATGAACGCCCGCCGAATATGTTCTAACAAGGCAGCGGCGATTTAGCATAGGATGCAAACTCATTTCAAATAACTCCGTTTGATTTGTTAATAATGTGGTTGATGTCCGCTGGCTCCCACACGTCCAGCTTGCCGCTGCGATTACGGCACATGGGTGCGTAATCGTTCATGCGACATCTAAGCCAGCCATGTTCTTGTCCAGTCACTGGATCAACATGGCGGCTTAAATATAATACGTTGTCAAAATGATATGGCAGAGCCGGGCCAAGCTTTGGTACTGCCGTAAAACATTCTACTGTTGTTATGGTGCTTGTCCCGCCGCCGATAACGCTAATATCGTTTTTAACCTCTACGGCTTTTGATGTCATCATTACATGCTTGCCCGGTAAGCCTAACGCCTCTAGCACAATTTCCATAACTTGCGCTGTTGTTTCCGGGGAATACTTTCGCGCATCATTGTTGTGCTTTTTGCGGAGCGCGCCTAAAATATTTTCAGATAGCGCGCTGATGCTGTCAAAATATATTGTACCTACATTGCGCGCCTCGGCTGATGACGCGGCCCATTTTAGACAGTCTTTCGCCTTTTCGTATGTGCTGGCATCGGCATATGGTACGCGATGTTGAGACAGTGACGTTAGACCGGGTTCACTCACAAACAGGAATGGCGCGGGAGCGGTTAAAGCAAGCGGTGTTTTACCGCTGCCGCCGAGACCGCATATTAAACCTTTTTGAAACAGATTGCGCGCATCGTTTGTATAATAGGTTTGCATTATTCTTCAGCCTTCGCACTGCCGATTTCAAGCGTTGGCGCAGCATCTTTGATTTCCACCATGCCGGTATTATCAACAATAGCACGCAACGCATCAGGCAGCGCAGTGTAGGCGGCGTTTTTCATGTCCATTTCCCAAACAAAAACTTTAGACAGCAGCTCTGCTTGATCCGGTGTTACGTCTTTATATAGCTGTGTCATTTTTGCAGCGTCATATTTGAAACCGATTGATTGCTTGCGCGTAAATTTGAAGTCTTGCGCAGCATCTATAGAACAACGGTTTATGCCCAAGTCCGCCGCACCAAACAGTTCCGCCTCTATCAGATCACGCCAACGCTTTTCCTCTTTCTTCGCAGCGTCAAGACGGTTTTTAGCCGCCATCCAAAAACATGCCAAAGCACGGGCCGAAACAAATGACATTAGGTTAACCCTTGATTTCAGTCTCTCGCCTTGTGTAGGGCTCAAATAATGAGCTGTCAATCATGTTTTTACCTATTGACTGCATACGGGACGCACTATTAGACATGTTACCGGAAGATTTCTGTATATAAAGGTTAACCGCTATGGGTTGTGGCTCATTACTAGAAGCAACACAAAATCTGCTATTGGCCCGGCCGCGCTCCTTAACCTATGAGCAGATAGTTGCAGAGTGTCCAAGCTTAAATCTCCGTTGGTTGTCATGCCTTGCAAATGGGCAGATAAAAGACCCTGGCGTGAACAAAATTCAATGTTTATATGAGTATCTTGCACGTAAGCCGCTGCCGTTAGCTTAAGGCTAAACCAATGAATTTTGAAAATATACCGGAGGAATTGCGCCAGCACCGGCAGTGGATTAACTGGCGCTATGAAGCCATAGCGGCCGATAGAAAGCCAACTAAAATCCCCCTACGCTCACACGATTTATATAAAGCCGCCGTAAATGATCCGCTTGATTTTGGCAGCTTTGAGGCAGCGGCGGACAAAGTGCAGCGCGAAATGTGCCACGGCATGGGGTTTGTGTTTACGAAAGCGGACCCATTTACGGGCATTGATCTTGACAGTCATGTAACAAATGGAACGCCGATTACGCCAGACGATAGAGCTTGGCAGGAACAGATTTATGCCGGTTTTGCGAGCTATAGTGAATGGAGCCCAAGCGGCACCGGAGTGCATATCATTTGCAAAGGCACGTTGTCCGGTGCTGGCAAGCGGCGAGGCAGCGTAGAGATGTATGACAATCTACGCTTTTTCACCTTCACGGGCCATCGTATGAACGCCTGGAATTGTGAGCATAGGCAGAGTGCGATTGATTATCTGTATGAGGCACTTGGACCGGACAAGAAAATTGCCGCTACAACGTATGTTGATCAACCTGCGATGCGAACAGATTTGCAGGTTTGGGAAGCGGCATCCAGAGCAACCAACGGCGACAAGTTCCTGCGCCTGTATAATGGTGACTGGCGTACTGACTACGGGCTGTGTACAAGTTCAGATGGCATAAGCTGCAATCAAGCCGACTTCGCTCTTATAAATATTCTTGCTTTCTATTCGCACAATAGGGAGCAAATCGCGCGCATTTTTCGCATGAGCGGAATTGCGCAGCGGCCCAAATCGCAAATACCGCGCGGCGCAGATGACAAGTATGTAAGCGATATGATAGCGCGCGCTTTTGATCGTATGCCATCAAAAGCTGATGTTGATGCACTGCACAATCAACGGATTGCTATACTGGCAGAGCTAGGACTAAGCGCTTGACTACAGGCTGGTTTAATCCTACGGCGTGGCACCCAACATTATACAAGCAGCGCGGCGTTTACGTTTCGCCGCCTAGCAGTGACAACCCTTTCGCCGTTGGCGATAGTGTAGGCACCACGCCGGTACCGGCTCCGTGGGAAGCTGCGCCGCCCGCGCCCATAATTCCGCAATATGAAATACCCGTCTATCAACCCCAGCCTGCGATAGCGCCCATGACCGGGTTTGCAGGCTTCACGGATGCGGACGGCCAGGACAAGGGCCGCACATTGGACCTACCGCCCGCCGTGCCACCTATGGCCATTCCCGGCCTTGTGGGCGAGCTGGCAGAGGCGTGTTGGAACGGAGCGCCCTGGCAGATTGCGGAAGTGGCCATAGCGTCAGCCCTTTCCACCATGTCGCTGCTGTGTTCACGCACTTATCGCCATGGCACATTAGGCTTATCGCTTTATCTTTTAGTGTTGGCTCAAACGTCAACCGGCAAATCGTTTGCCTATACCGCAAACGATAGATGGTTTAATGAGCTGCATAAATTTTTCGAAGGCATAAAACCGCCGCACTATGAAGAAGCGAAGAAGCGTCTAGCGCAAGCTAAAAAGATGATCATAGGGCAAATCGGAAGCGCACAAGGCTTGGCGCAGCATATAGCCGAGTGCCCAGCAACTCTTTATCACGCTGATGAATATGTCGCAGACATTAAGCTGATGTCACAGCAAAACTGCCCTGCCAATAAACTACAAGAGCGCTCTGAATTATTACGCCTAATGGAGATGTCTGGCCCCGGCCGCGTCTATCGCGGCCGCAAGTATTCAAAGCGTAGCAACCTGCCAGAAGAGATTGACGTGCTCATGGCGTCGCTATCAATCCTCGCAACCGGCACACCGGAAGCGTTCTATAACGACATATCCGGTGATCTTCTAACCACCGGATTTTTACCGCGCTTTACGGTATTGGAGTATGAAGGCAACCTTACAGCTCCTAACCCTAACCCCGTCTCAACGCTAAATCCTAAGATGTTTGAGCAAATCAAAACGCTATATAATCAAAGCTATTCGCGTGGCCAACAATTAACCGGCGATGTTGAACAGGTTATAGACGTTAAGCCTATTGATGACCTAGCGATAGGGAGGCTTAAATGGTTTGAAAATGTTTGTATACGATCAACCGTTGAAGATAATGAAAGAGAGTTGCCTACATCTGGTATGTGGAGCCGGGCCAAAGAACACGTAAAGCAAATTGCTAGCCTTATAGCCATTGGCGTTAATCCGTATAACCCTCGCATTGAAGCATCACACGTTGATATAGCAATCAAGATTGTCATGCCTTGCGTTCAGAAGATTTGCAAAAAGTTTTCATCGGGAGAGATTGGCGTCACCGATGACCGCAGGCAAGCTGAGATACGCAAGTTTATCGTCAAGCTTTATATTCATGGTTCACGCAAGTTTGGAAAGCTCCCTGGGGTAAAGCCTGAGCTGCTAGATAACGGTGTTATCCAAGCATACGTGGTGCGCAACTACTGCCGCGCGTTGCTTCCGTTCAAGGGTCATCCGTTAGGCGCCGCCAGAGCATTCAATGATGCATGGGCCGATATGATTAAATACGGCGAGTTGATCCGCAAAGAATACAACGGGTCTGTTGACGCTTGCGTCACCCTGAACATGGATATTTTTGCGCCGCTTATGCGCGAACATCGCGGCTTATAATGGTCAAGCTGATAGTAACCGTTGATTATACAATAACCAGAGCGCAAGCCATCATGCTGCGCCGGGCGCACAGTAGTGTTGGCACAAGTATTAGCATAACAGACCGCACAGGCATTGCCTTGGAACGCCGCAAGCTAATCTATCCGGCACATTATCACGCTGCCAAATATCAGCGCGTCTACATTACCGATCTGGGTATTATCGCATTGGAGGAATACAACAGTGTTATCGCTAAAAGTCTGCTACTATGAATGATCCGTTTTGCCATTGGCCTAAGTGCAGGTGTGACGATGCCATGTTGTGCCGTTTGGCTGAGCGAAAGAAAGTTGAGCTTGCCAAACAGCCTAAAATTAAACGGAGGCGTGTTTTACTAGAGCGCTGCTATAAGGCGTTTGTCAGCCTATCGTCACGTTTTAAACGCAAGCCTAAGTCAAGATTTTTTGGTTAAGACGCTGCTTGTTGTGAGCGATCATACAGGCAGTTTATTTAATAAAAGGTCCGGGTCCGGTTCTATAAGTAAAATAAGTAGAAAATAAGTAAGGAATAAGGAGAGGATTAGGGCTGAAAAACCGCAGAACTCAGCCGATTTTTGAAAATAAGTAAATAAGGAGATTTTGCCCTACCCCTACCATTAATTTCCTGTAATATACCACATTCATTAAATCGTCGCTACTTACTTACTTATTTTACTTATTGGCTGATATCCGCCACTTTCTCTTATATAATCATCTACTTATTTTTTACTTATTTTACTTATTAACAAGATTGCAATAATAGGATTGATTGACGATTTATAGTGTATGTATTGTGTTGACTTTGCTTTTAGACAGCGTTATAAGTGATTATAAGTGGAGGCCGCGTGCTTTCCTTAAACGGAGTTGGGCTTATGGATGCTGTGCCTGAAACATCAAAGGTTGCGTTTGTTACTTTGTCGTTGTGCGAATTGAAGTCTTACCTTTTGCTGCGCGCCAAAACTAAGGAGGAGCGTTCTAAGATTGAAGCCGCTATTATTGACCGCGAAGCGAAAGGGGTGGACAAGCACGCAACAGGTAGCGCTTTGGAGCGTCAACTTAACAAACACGCTTAATTGCTTTGACTTAATGCTCACGTGTGGGCATTAGGTCTAAACAATTGGAGTTTGGACGATGGTAAAAGTTTCACCTGATGATAATAAGTTGTTAATGGCTGCCGCGTTTGCCGGTTTGCGGTATGCCTTTGGTAGCTTCATACATAAAGAAGTGTTTAGCATTGTTGGCGTATGCTCAGCACGCAACATGATACCGGAGCGATACAACGTACCTAACGGCGTGTTGTCACTCAATAACACGTCCAAAAAAATGGGAGTTTGGGTCGTGACCAACCCTCGATACGTGAACAAGCAAATACGCCGCATATTTGGCGATGGGCCGATAACGGTAGGCACACCAGGGCAAGCGGTTAACGTGGCGATGGTGCAGCACTGTAAAGAATACGGGCATAGACATCGTAAGTTAGAAGGAACAGACGGTACTGTAGTCTATATGTGTGAACGTTGTGGCGAGGTTAAACAAACACTATGAGCGCTAGCAATCTATGGCGTCAAGGCATGACGCGGCGCGGATGGTCATTGAATGACACGAACAAAAAACGCTTTGTTGTTATAGCTTCGCTTGATACGTTTGTGTTTAGAAAGCTTGTTAAACTGACTGATCACTATGTCACAGGCTTTGATATAGAGGAAGGCGTACGCGATCTATTCGGATGGGTGACGTGGTTTATGGTTCAACCGGAACGCAAAGCCAATATCCAAAGTTCGCACGATTGCATGTTGTTCTTAGCGGAAGTTGTTGACTATCATATAGTGAATGAGCTATTGATTGATAATCTGACAATTCACTTTGATGGGAGTGTGACATGGGTTTGATCGAATACGCCGCCCTTATTGGCGTAGTTGGCGGCATTGCTGTGAGGCTCATTTTGCTTTACACGCTGCGTGTTGAAAGCTTTGACCGCGAAGCGTCCAGGCATCAAAAGCCTGTTGAGCGTAGCATCCGCCGCAAAGGCTTTTGATATGCGCTTTATTTACGAAACCGTGGTATTTAATCGCACCTATGCGCGGATTAAGCGCTGGGATGGCAAGCGCTTTCGTAAATACTTTTATGTTGACGGCAAGCTTGTTAAGCGTGGTGACTGGCTGTGTGCGCTGCGCTTGGCCGGAGATGAGCTTGAATTTTTGATCAAACGTAAGGGCGTACGCAAATGACTTATAACCGAGCTATGGAAGCTTTGCGACGCGGATGGTTTATATATCGTCACGCATGGAGTATGACGCAGCGTTTAAGCGTTGATAGTGACAACAAACCGTGCTATCATTGCGGCGCAAAGTTTACATCTTATGAGCCTAGCGCCGAAGATATGGCGGCAACAGATTGGAATATGAGAAGATGAATGAAACAGCTAAGAAGCCGCGCAAATCGCGCGCAAAGAAGCTCGCGGCTAAGGTGATCATAGGGCCGTTCAAGCGCGAGCTGCTTGCGGAAACGGCGCACGTTGCGTTGCTGATCTGTATGAGCAAGTGGAAAACGCAGGCGTGTTGTAGGCCATCGCGTCCCCCTGGCGGCCCTGTGTTGGCATTTGCGGTAATAAACCCGGTGATGTTTCAGCATATAGGTATTGCAAGCCGTCGCGGCTTGGAGCGCGCGTCATGGAGGCTTAAATGAGCGCGATTAAAACACCATGGGACTATGGCGCCGGTACTTCTGAGCATTCGCAACAAGTGGCGTTGTTTATGTGGGCAGCTCGGGCTGAGCATTACGGGTTTGATATTGCCAATGACCTTAATTATTGGCAATTTAATAAATCCGGTTTGGACATGCTTTCTGATCGTAAGCCTGTCCCAGCACTTCATTGGCTTCACGCTATTCCGAATGGCGGTATGCGGTCTAAGGCAACGGCAAGCAACCTTGTGGCGGAAGGCGTCAAGAAAGGCGTCTATGATATATTCTGGCCGGTAACGTGCAAAATGTTTGCCGGGCTTTATATTGAAATGAAAAAGCCCGGAACGATCACAGCTAAGCGTGATTCTCGCACGCCGGAACAGAAAGCGTTCGGGACGTTTTTGGATGAAATGGGTTATGCTCACGTTTATTGTGATAATTGGGAGCCTGCCGCATGGCGCATTCAATCGCATTGGTTTCTGAGATAATGAGCGATGTTACACGCCTAGCGCCGCGCAACTCTATCCAGAAGATACGTTGCTTAACGGATCAAGCGTTGCCGATTTAATTTGATCACGACGTTTTATTGTGTCGATTGTTGTTGACAGCGATATGCGTAGAAGCGTATAAGCTTAGTTATGAGCAATCCTGCTCTTGGCGTGACTGGAAACTGAGATATGTTTAAGAATGTAGCTGTAAATAAGACCTTCGCGATTAACCAGCTTATGGCTGCGATTGCCCGCGCCAAGGACCTTTTGGCGGTTGCCGGCGAAAGCCCACAATACTATGCTTGGCACCATAAAACCGTAGCTAATTGCAAGGTTGAAATCGAGGCCATCAAGGCCGCGCCACTCACCAACTGGAACTGAAATATTAAACTGTAACTGGAAACTGAGACAATGGTGGCGCTTAATCGCTACGTTACCCGGCCCGAGTGGCCGGGCTTCGCAACGGTTTTGATGGAGACTAAGGGATGACTGAAAATTTTATGCCAGAGTGCCGCGTTTTATATGCCATTCTCATTGATGGTAAGCTTCACACAGCGGGTTTTGATAGCAGCGCGGATGCTATGAAATGGGCGCAGGAAAACTTGTCTTTGCGTTTTCCGCCCAATGTTGTCCTCTATGTCGAGCCCACGTGTGTTACAATCAAACGGGAGTTAAAAATGGCGCAAGACTTTTCAGGCATTCCTAAAATGCCAGCGCCTCGCATCCTGTTCACACCAGACTTTCAAAGCGGCGTGGCAATTGGCGTCAAGATGTCTGACATCGAAGTGCTGCGCTTCTACAACGGTATTATTGCAGCGATGTATGAATGCCGCGTATCGCCAACGCGCAACTCGGCTGATGCCAGGGCGGGCTTGCTTGGGCTCATGGAGATGTTGAAGGCGGAAGAAAACTGCCTTGCATTCATCGGCCACAACGGTACGCCTATCATAAAGCCGGTTGATGACAATGTTTAAGGTGGTTTTGGTCTTGACAATCATAACGGGCGCAGCGTTGCTAGCATGGGGCACAAGTGCGAAATATCTTGATAATTATGTTTCGCCGTGCGACGTTTCAATCAGTTGTAATTAGGTGGTGTGATGAGCATTGATGGACAGATAGCGCGCATTAAATGGCAAGCGTGGCGTGAAAATAAACCGCGCGATGCTGCCCGTTTCTTCCAAGCGGCCGGGCAACTTGTAATCAACAAGTTGCCAGGAGCGGCTTGTGTTAAGCTGGCCGCGCCGCGTACTCTTGCTGAACAAATCGGCTTGAAGCGGATATAGCGATATGGCCGTTTTCAGGATCAAAAATGACTTGAGCGTACCTATGCGCGATGCGTTGCGGATCATGTGGCAGCGACATGCTGGCGGTGACGCGGACGTGCCGCTTAACGCTTCGCAATGCTTAGCCACAGAAGCTACAATGCACGCCTTGGAGCATCGCGGTTTTGTCGAAGCGGCCGGAGGAATACGCTACAGAATGTCGCAGCGCGGCATATACTATGCCAAATTTCAGTTCGGCGGCACTATAGATAGATAAAATTGCTTGACCCGGCGCCGCATCTTGTGCGAGCAACGCCTTAGGCATGATTTCAGTCTCGCCTGTTTCTTGGACGCCTCCCTAAACTTGCCCCGGCGTTGGCCATCACCAGCTCCGGGGCTTTTTACTCTTGATAGGCTAGCTTAATGGATATAAGCCGGGAAGAGCTGGACAAGATCGTAAACGATGTTATCTCGCGCCGCTTCAACAACATAGGTATCTATGACAATGAGCCGGAACACCTTGAGATTACACGGGCCAATTTCGTTTTTCTTAATGCCGCACGTCAAGCGCGCGAAGAGAGCCAGGGGGCTTTCCGGCGTGTGCTTAATGACGTGCTTAGCAACGCCGGGGGACAAGCTTTATGGGTTATAATAGCGGCAGCGTGTGTGTGGGCAACGCACACATTATGGAAATGAAGCCGGTTACGATATCTGAAGCCAACCGATTGCTTAAACCGCGCCATGGTTGTCGCTGGTATAATTTGCTGATATTGACGTTGGCAGGTTTGACTATAGGTATTGCCACTTCTAACCTGTATGACAAGCATTATCAGCCAGCATGTCCACATACGGAGATTGTAAAATGAGTGGCCTTTCGCTTTTGCAAGTGCGTCAATTCGTCATTGATCCGGTTGAAGCCGCGTTGCCCTCGCGCGTTAAGCCGTGCCCAAATTTGCTACTTGGTACAATGCTGGTTGAAAGCGGCGGCATTTATATCAAGCAGCTAGGCGGCGGCCCTGCAATCGGCCTGATGGAAATGGAGCCTGCAACGCATAACGATTGCTACTTTAATTTCCTGCGCTATACGAACAATGCTGATCTTATGAGCGTTGTTAAATCAACGCTTGGCGTTGGTCCGTTTGCTGGTGTAGGCGCCATGGCCGGTAATCTGTATTACGCTTTCATTATGGCACGTATTAAATATTTTCGCGTTGAGGCGGCGTTGCCTGATGATAATGACGCCGCTGCTTTGTCTGCATATCATAAGCAGTATTACAATACTGCTGGTGGTGCAACCAACATTGACCAGAGCGTGTTGCTATTTCAGCAAGCTATTGATGCTGTGCAAGCGCCGTCTTGAAAGCGTTTTTGCTTGCCCTGGTGACTGATAAAAGCGGCCAAATTGATGAGGCCGCTTTGTCTTATCTAACTGTGCAAGCGTTTGTGTTTCTTGGTTTCGGTTACAATGCTATAATTGATCATCATTTTGACGGCGTGGCTTTTATGGCTTGCGAAGTGCCGCTAGTCACGTTATACAATTTGACCGTTAAGAAGTAATCCGTGCTGGACGGCATCCAGCTTAGAAGAAGTAGCAGAATTATATGTTAACGGTTAAGGCTATTTACGCGCCCGGTCATGAAGAAATTTTCGAAGTCGAGAGTACCGCAAGCATTCCGATTGATGGCGGACCGCATGTCAATCTGATGATGAACCGACTGAATGTTGGAGGGCAGCTCTGCATTTGCTCGAAAGACTGTTTGATTTTCGTCATGAACGATAAAGGCCGCACTATCGCCAACTATGGCGGCTTCTGATCCGCGCCGGACGGTATCCGGTAATAAATGGAGACTGAAAATATGAGTACTGTTTTGATTTTGGCCGGTTATTCCGCGCTTTCCCGCATCGCTTTCGCGCCGTCCGATACGGGCGGCGTTTCCTCCCCCGGCGCAACCTCGGCGCCGTCCCCAATCGATAAGGATATTACCATCGCTGAGGAACTCGGTTCCACCGTTGCTGACGCCCTCGGGCAGCCGGAAATCGGCGCCGGGCTGGCTGTGGCTGGTACCCTGGCCACCACGGCGGCCGATGACGTGGCCGCGCACAAGAGCGCAGTTGTCACGGCCCTGGACGTGTCAACCAAGGCGATTGCGACGGCTCCGGCCGTCATCGCCACCCTGCCCGCCGATGTCGCGGCGAAAGCCACGTCCGGCTTGCAGGCGGCAAATTCCTTCCTGAGCTGGTGGAATGCAGAGCTGGCGAAGATTGAGGCCGCGATTTAAGCTTTTCAATCCGGCCAAATAATACTAGGCGTGAGGGGAAACCTTCACGCCTTTTATCATGGGTGCAGCGATGACTATAAGCCCTTCCCCGCCTTACACCGTCACGCCGGTCCCAGGGCAGACAGTCGATTGCAGCGGCACGTCACTGGAATGGCCCGCGATACCAGCCACAGCAACCCGCTCGCTATGGCTGGACGCCTCGCTAGAGCTGGCAGCGGTGCAACCGCCCGGCACGGTTGCTGTGAGTATCACAGCCTTCTCCAATGAGATTATTTACGGCGATGATGCATTGACCGTCACCGATGCAACAACGCTAGGGAGCGCGTATGGTTTCCTGGCATCTGGCGGCACGCCTAACATCTATTATGCCATGCGGATTACGGCAGATTTGAGCGATACGCAGGTGTTGACATGGGATGTTGCGTTGCCGATCACCGGAGAGCCAGCATATATACCGCCGTTGCCGCCAGGGCCGCCAACGCAATTTGGCGCGGAATATAATGCATGGTTTATCACGTTGCCCAATACTATGCCGGAGGGCCCAGGGCAATATTGGAACAACGGCGGCATTTTGGCACAAACAGCGATTGAAGCTTGAAGCCTCACGGGGCTGTGCGCTATATGTAGTGCTATGCGTACCGCAGTTGACATAATCTGCCCATTTGGGCGTGACGTGGCATGGATAACCCAAGCCATTGTTGAGCAATACGCCGGAGCCTGCTTACGCGGCAAACGTCAAAGCGAGCGCGAAGGCATTATAATTTGCGGCCACAACTTCGAACGATTCGAAATATTGCGCTCTTTTCTAAACGACACAAACCCTCAGTTTATTGAGCTGATGGACGAATTGCTTGCGGAATACGGCATTGATCATTTCATGCGCTCCAAGCCGCGCCTTGAACATATCCGCGACATTGAAGAGCTGATGGAACAAGCGGCATCTACAGGTAAGATGAAAGAGTATGCTGAACTCTTGAAACAGCTTCGCGGCTTGCGCGGATGGGAAGAGAAACCGCGTGACCCTGTTGCTCCAAGCACAACAGTAAACGTGTATGGCGGTTCTCAACCGGCAGCGGTACTTGATAAGCATAATCCGCGCGAAGTTGAACGCTTTTATCAAAGCCTAATGGGCTAATGCCTTTACCTTTTCCATTCGATTTTAAAAACCCTGATTATGTCGAGGTGCTAGAATGGCGCATGGAGCGTTTGCAGCGCATCCGTGACACGCCCGATAGTGTGGGCATAATGAAAGCATATTATCGCGATCACCCGGCGCAGTTCATAACTGATTGGGGCATGACGTTTGATCCTCGCAACGCTGATATAGGATTGCCTACACGCATTCCCTTTGTGCTGTTTGAGCGTCAAGAGGAATGGATAGATTATGCCATACGCAAATGGAAGGCACGGGAGCGCGCTCTAACTGAAAAATCTCGCGACATGGGCGTTAGCTGGTTAGCTGTAAGCACAGCCGATACGTTATGCTTACATAATGAAGGTTTAGTTATTGGTTTTGGATCACGTAAAGAGGATTACGTTGATAAGATTGATGATCCAAAATCGTTATTTTGGAAAGCGCGCTTTTTCATTGAAAACTTGCCAGTTGAGTTTAGAGGCGGTTATGTTGCGTCTAAACACTCTCCGCATATGCGCATAATTTTTCCAGATACCGGCAGCTATATGACCGGCGAAGCCGGTGACAATATTGGTCGTGGCGATAGAACGTCAATTCACTTTGTTGACGAAAAGGCGCATATACCGCGCGCTCAGTTAATTGAGGCTTCCCTATCAAACACAACAAATTGCATACACGATATGTCATCCGTCAACGGCATGGCCAATGTGTTTGCGCAAAAGCGTCATAGCGGAAAGGTTGAAGTGTTTACCTTTGGCTGGCGTCAAGACCCGCGCAAGGATGACGCTTGGTATAAGAAAATGGAGAACGACTTAGATGCGATCACACTCGCTCAGGAAGTTGATATTAATTATAGCGCTAGCGTTGACGGCGTGGTTATTCCTAGTGCTTGGGTGCGCGCTTCTGTTGATGCTGCTAAAACACTTGGAATTACCCCTAGCGGTAATAACGAGGGTGCTTTGGACGTTGCAGATGAGGGTAGGGATTTGAACGCTTTTGCAACTAGGTGTGGTATCGAATTGACTTCGCTTAAATCTTGGAGCGGCAAAGGTAGCGATATACTTTACACAGTTGAGCGTACATTTATTTTAGCAGATGAAAACAAATGTAACGAGTGGCGCTATGACGCAGACGGCCTAGGCGCCGGTGTGCGCGGTGACGCTCGAATGGTAAACGATAGGCGCAAAGTGCAAGGCGAAAAGGAATTATCAATTATACCGTTTCGCGGCAGCGGTGAGGTGATTTACCCGGAAGATGATATAAATAAAGGCATCAAGAAAGATAAAGCAGGACGCAAGAATAAAGACTATTTTTCAAATCGCAAGGCACAAGCGTGGTGGTCATTGCGGCATAGGTTTCAAGAGACTTTCCGCGCTGTTGAAAACGTCGCTAAGCGAGCAGAAGACCCTTCCGTTGAAGAATACAAATTTGATCCAGATGACATCATATCGCTGCCCAAGGATTTGCCCGAGCTTGACAAGCTGCTGATCGAACTTTCGCAGCCGACATATTCCCTTACAATCATGGGAAAAATTGTGGTAGATAAGGCGCCGGACGGCACACGCTCGCCTAATCTTGCCGATTGTATTATGATCTTGTTTGCACCCATTAAGCGCCGCAGCGCCTTCTTCTAAGGAACACGCATCATGTTTGAAAAGTTGTTTAGCAGAGCGGCGGCGCCTATCAAACGGGCGGCTGGCTTTTTCAGCTCCCCGCTTAGCATATTCAACCGGCGCGATGAGGGAAAGCCGTTGTTTGAGCTGCCGCTTATAAAGTTGCCTGTTGCCACCCTAGGATGGGAGAACGGTTTAACAAATGAAGATATTGGCTTTGACGGCAGCGATGGAACGCCTAGCGTTAAAGGTGGCCTAAATCCAGTTGGCGCTATAGGCAATACAACGGCAGGATGGTTTTTAAATCAGAACTTTATCGGTTATCAGTTATCAGCAATTCTTATGCAAAACTGGTTGATTGACAAAGCCTGTTCAATGCCGGGCCGCGATGCTGTGCGAAACGGTTATGAGATAACCGTAAACGATGCTGTTAAGCTGCACGCGCCTGTATTGGATTATATGCGGCAGAAAGATAAAGACTATAAGATCAAAAAGCACCTTAAGGAATTTGTGCGTTTCGGGCGCGGTTTCGGCATTCGTGTGGCAATATTTGTGGTGCAGTCTGATGACCCTGATTATTACAAGAAGCCGTTCAATATTGATGGTATAGCGCCAGGTAGCTATAAGGGAATATCGCAAGTTGATCCTTATTGGATGGTTCCGCTTCTAACCAACAATAATACTATGGACCCTTCGGACCCGCGCTTTTATCAACCCACTTTCTGGCAGATAGGGTCTAAGACGTATCACCACACGCATTTGTGCATTTTTACAACCGGCGTGGTAGCGGACGTGCTGAAGCCCGCCTATTACTATGGCGGCGTGAGCATACCGCAACGCATTTATGAGCGCGTTTATGCAGCGGAGCGCACAGCAAATGAGGCGCCAATGTTGGCGATGACCAAGCGTCTAACAACTATCACCACAGATGTTGCGGAAGCGGTTGCTAATCCGGCCGAGTTTGCGAAGAAAATGGAAATATGGGCCGGTTATCGCGACAACTACGGCATTAAAGTTTCGGGTGAAGACGAAGAGATTAAGCAATTTGAAACGTCGCTTAATGATATGGATAATTTGATAATGACGCAGTATCAGCTTGCCGCTGCGATTGCGGAAGTTCCTGGTACAAAACTACTGGGAACGCAGCCAAAGGGTTTCAACTCCACGGGGGAGTATGAAGAAGCGAGCTACCATGAAAGCTTGGAAAGCTTACAGGAAAACGATTTGACGCCAATGGTTGAGCGTCATCACCAGTTGGTTATAAAAAGCGACGTACTGCATCGTTTTCCAGATGTTGCACCATTTACGGTAACGGCTGTTTGGAAGCCGCTGGATGCAATGACCGCGCTCGAAAAGGCGCAATTGCAATTGTTGCTGGCGCAGCGTGACACAGCATTGGTTGCCACAGGTGCAATTGACGGCCAGGACGTGCGCAAGCGTGTAATTGCGGACCCTGACAGCGGCTTCAACGGGCTGCCAGAAAATCCGCCTGCGTTGCCGCCCGGCGCTCTGGCGCCGTCTCTGGCCTCGCATGGTGGCGCAGCGGGCAACGGTGATCCGGCGGACCCGGAGGCCGCACCGGGCAGCGTTGCCGCCGCTCTACCTAAGCCGCCACGGCCGCAAGTTCCACACGTTGCGCCAACGCCGGGCGCCTAGAATGGGCGTGGGGATGGAAACCGGACCGATAATGGCCGCTCTATTTAAGGCAAGCGAAGCTGGCGCGGAAACGATAATTTTGATAGGTCTCGCGACTGCTGCACCAAACGGCTATGCGACGTTGATGCATGTTCGCCATGAGATGCCAATAGAAGATGCAATGACGCTGGCGGATGAAATTTTATAATTAACTAGAAGGTTTAGGCCGCATGAGTAAGCGCTTTCCGCTTAAGTATGATCCGCTTAAGACGCTTATGATAAGCGGCAAGCCGGTTGATTTTGATAAGTTATTTGCCGCACATGGTGTTGACGCTAAAGGTTTCGCTAAAGGTAAGCCGCTGCGTATTAGTGCTGGTATGGAAGACCGCTTTACCTCCGTTATAGAACGTCATGTTGATCAGATGATACAAGAGGTAAACACCAAACTAGCTGCACTGTTTCGCACAGAAGACATGCGCGGCCATATATCAAGTTTGCATAGCGAGACGGGGGAAGACGCCAGTGTAGGCAGTCAAGCGCGCATACTAACAAATCTGTTTAAAAGGCAATTTGATAAATTGTTCGGCGCGCTGTCAGTTTCGTTAGCTGCTAGCATGGTCGCGGACGCTAACGCTAACAGTAAGCAGCAAACTGAAGCCAGCTTATTAGATATAGGTCAAACCCTTGCGCTTGATCCATCTAAGCTTGGCGCTGCTAATATTGAAATTTTAAAAGCTTCCGTTAAGCGCGCGGCAGATTTTATCCAGTCTATACCTGAACGATATATAAACACCGTAAATGACGCTGTTATGAAGTCAATTATGTCCGGCAAAGGTATAGCTGATTTGCAGCCGTTTTTATATAAGTTCGGAAATCAAACGAAAAATTGGGCATACAATACCGCGCTCGATCAAACGCGCAAGACGTTTAATGGTTTAAACTATGGCCGCATGTCTGCCGTTGGCGTTACGCGCGGTACATGGGTACACAGCGGCGGTTCGCTGCATCCTAGACCGCTGCATGAAGGTTATGACGGCAAATCGTTTTTGTTAGCTGATGGGGCGCCCGTTGGCGATGACGGCGGCAATTACGTGCAAACAGGCGAAGAGCCAAATTGCCGTTGCACATTTACGCCAATACTGGATGATTTGTTTAAATCTGCTGACAGCGACGGGCAATAATTCCTTTTCACGGCTCGGCAAGACTGCTATATGACGAAATAGCAAGAGGTTTGAAAATTGAGCGCACGGAAATTTGACGCTAACGGCTGGTACGAAATACCGCGCAATCCGCTGTCAAAGGCTGGCGTGTTTCCGTTCCGTGGCTCTAGCATCCGCGCACCTGATCCTGACAAGATGTATATGGTTTACCGGCCAGCGGCAGAACTTGCCTCGCCGGAAACAATGGCGTCTTTGCGGCTTTTGCCTTGGATCAAAGCTCATACGATGTTGGCGGGCAATACGCCGGAAACGTCAACCGCGATTACCGGATACACACCGCCAGAGATTAAAGGTGTGCATGGTGTTATCGGGGAGAATGTTGTTTTTGACAGTGACTTGGCCACGCTGTTTAGCAATATTAAATGTTTTTCTAATTCGCTTGCGCAAGATGTCGATAAGGGTCTAATGGACCTGTCACTTGGCTACCGTTGCAAATACGATTGGACGCCGGGCGTATTCAACGGGCAGCCTTACGATTGCGTACAGCGTAATATAAGGTTCAATCACGGCGCCAGCGTGCCGGAAGGCCGGATGAATGACCAAAGCGTGCCGGACGGTAGAAGCGGTCCGGACATTGCGGTTATGGATAGCGTTGATTGCGTGGATGTAGTTAGTTTTGATGGAAAGGATTTTGTACTTATGAAAACCAAAGTTAACGACAAGCGCGTGAAAGCTTGGCTGTCCGGTCTCCCCACCGTTGTGAAAGGCAAGATCGTTCTGCCGTCCGCTACCGTGTTGGCTGGTATGGACGCGGCGGAAGCGGAAGCCGATAAAGAGCCGGACGCAGCGGAGCCGACAATTGCTGATTGCGTGGCAGCGATCAAAGCAATCGGGCCGCAGGTTTCTGAGCTGATGGCCGCAATCCAGAGCATGGGCGCGGGCAATGCTGATCCGATGTCTGATGACATGGAACCGGCCATGGACGCCCAAGGCAAGCCGATGATGGGCGCAGATGGCAAGCCGATGATGAAAAAGAAAGGCGTTCCGGTTGCGGCCGTTGACGCTGGCGCCGTGCCGCCGCCCGCTGGCGGTATGGACGCGGCGGAAGTCAAGCGGCTGGTTGCGGAAGGTATCGCCGCCGCTACGGCCGGACTGGTTACGCCCAAAGCCATGTTGGCCGAACTTGGACAGCGTGACGATTTGGCCAAGCAGCTTTCCGGGTTTGTGGGCAATTTTGATGCCCGCGACATGACGCTTGCGGAAGTGGCGAAATACGGTGTTGAAAAGCTGAAAATCCCCACCATAGCGGGCCAGGAACATGCTTCCGTAACGGCGTGGCTCCACGGCCGCACGCCAGCGCACGCTACTGTTTCGGGCATGGACGCAGCGGCCGGTAAGTCCGGTAGCGTTGATGCTTATGTGTCCGGCAAAGCCAAATAGGCAGCGCCATTTCCGTAACGCCGTTTTGATATAAGGATTTGTGCAATGCCCGGTTTTCAAAGTTCAGTTAACGCCGGTTTTTCGCTGGGTGTGCCCGGCGAGCCGTACCGCGACGGCCCGATGGTAGCAACCTCGTTTGTGCTGGAAAGCAGCGGGGAGCCGAACATTGTTGGCGCGACTGCCTACACCGTCACAGGTCAAGGCACGGCGTCCGCTGGCGGGTCCGGCCTCTTCGCTGGCATTCTGGTCAATCCGAAGAGCTACGCCACGGCTGGCGGCAATTCCGGCGCGCTCTCCCCCACGCTCACGCTGCCCGATGGCACACAGGGCGAGCTTTGCACCACATGCCCAGGCGGCTTGGTTGTGACGCTCCCGGCAGCCGCCGCCATTGGCGATAACGTGATCTATAACACCACAACGGGAGCGCTTGCCACGGTCGCATCTGGTAGCGCCGTTCCTGGCGGGAGCGCGCTCATTCCCGGTGCCATCGTTGACCTGTTCACGGTAGCGGGTGCAGGCATTGGTGTCATTCGCCTCACCGGCCAGATTGTGCAGACAACCTAACGGCTGTCTGCATCGGTTTTCGTTTCGCGCTCTAATAGAAAGGTTAAGTTTATGCCTCACGTTTCAGAACTACATAGCCATATTAGCGCGCGAAACGTCCGCCCGCTTGTCGGTTTCGATGCCAGCGAATATGCATCCCTCGCAAAAATCGGTGTGCATATTACGCCGCGCGACGTGCGCGACATGATGGCCGCATATGCTTCCGCCGAAACCGGCATGGATGCACTGCAAGGGCCGATCACCACGCCGTCCATCACAAATCCGGTGCAGTTCTTGCAAAACTGGCTTCCCGGTTTTGTCGAGATTATCACCAATGTTCGCAAGATTGATGAGATTATCGGCATCACCACGGCGGGCCAATGGGAAGACGAAGAGATTGTCCAAGGTGTTATGGAGCCGATGACCGGCGCCGTTCCGTATGGCGATTACACGAACGTGCCGCTTTCGTCTTGGAACGTCAATTTCAACACGCGCACGGTTGTGCGTTTTGAACAGGGCATGAGCGTTGCGCTGCTTGAAGAAAGCCGCGCGGCGCGCATCAAAGTCAGCTCGGCTGACCAGAAGCGGCAGGCTGCAACCGTTGGGCTGGAAATCCAGCGCAATTCCGTTGGCTTCTTCGGATATAACAGCGGGCTCAACTATACGTTTGGCTTCCTGAATGATCCAAACCTATCCAATTATGTGGAAGTGGCAGCGACGGGCACCGGTGGTTTAACCACATGGGCGAGTAAGGCGTATCTGGCAATTCAGCAGGATTTGCTCACGGCCTTCGCCGCGCTTCGCGCCGCGTCCGGCGCGAACATTGATCCGAAGAAGACGCCCACCACTTTGGCGATTGCGTCCGATGCTGTGGATTATCTCAACACGTCAACGGAGTTCGGCTATTCCGTGCAAAAGTGGTTGAGCGAAACCTATCCGAATTGCCGGGTTGTCGATGCGCCTGAGCTTAACAACGCGCACAGCAGCGATAACGTTTTCTACCTGTTTGCGGAAAGCGTTGAAGACGGCGGCACGGATGACAAAAAGACTTGGGTGCAGGTTGTGCCATCCAAGTTTATGGTTTTGGGTATTGAGCAACGGGCGAAAGGCTTTGTTGAAGATTTCAGCAATGCCACCGCTGGCGCGATGCTTAAGCGCCCTTACGCCGTGCTGCGTTACTTCGGTATCTGATACCGGCCGCGACGTTGCGTTAAACGATGGCCGGGTATAAAAGCCCGGCCATTTTTCTAGGAGACTGAAATGCCTTTCGTTTATTCGACTTCGACAAACAACACAGATTATGTTGAGTATGGAGCATCGCCTCCTGGGGGCCGCCCCCCTGTTATTCGCCGCGTGACAGTCAATGGCCGCGCCAACGTGCCTGATAGCGCCAAGACGCTATACACGCCTTCAAGTGTAGGCACCGAAATAAGCCAGGAAGATGCTGACTGGCTATCGCAGCATGAGGCTTTCGAGCGTCACGTTAAGGCCGGGTTTATGATCTTGTCCAAAGCCAAAACAGCTCCGGCCAAAGTGGCGGCTGGCATGAAAGCGAAAGACGGAAGCGCACCGAAAACACCAGCCGATTTTGAGACGGCGCCGAAGACTGGCGCTATCGCGTAAGGGAGCATTCTTCATGGCCGAAAATTTGCCTGCAATTCTTACGCTTACGATAGCAGATTTTCGTGCCATGTTCCCGGTGTTTGCAAACCCGGTTGCGTTTCCCGATGCAGTGATTAATATGCAATATGCAACGGCCACAATTTATATTAGTGACAGCAATTGCGGCGTTCTTAACGGTACTGCTAGGTTAACAGCGCTATATCAAATGACGGCGCATTTAATTGCGCTAAACGTATTGGTTGCGGAGAATGACGGAAGCGTACCCGGCATCACCACGGCGGCGCGTGTCGGCAGCGTGAGCGTCACGCTTTTGCCGCCGCCTGCCAAAAATCAATTTCAATGGTGGCTTAACCAAACGCCCTATGGCGCCGCTCTGCTTGCTCTGCTCAAGCGCAAGGCCGTTGGCGGCTTCTTCATAGGCGGCGGGGGTGAAGGGCCGCTAGGCGGGTTCCGGCGTGCAGGGGGCGGCTTCTGGCCGGGCGGCTGATGCCCACACGGGTTACACGCACCGTTGGGCCGGGCACACAGGTGCTCAAGGCGCTCGGCGAGGCGAACGGGATGCAATCGCGTGTCGGCTGGTTTAAGACGGCGCATGAGCCTGATGGCGTGCCATCCGCTTACGTTGCGGCTATACATGAGTTTGGGTATGCGCCAAAGAACATTCCGCCGCGCATGGGCTTGCGGACCATGCTGCGCGCCAAAACAGGCGAGTACAGAACACTTGCCGGAAGTCTGGCAAAAACCGTGCTTAAAGGCAGCACTATGTACGCGGCTTTGGAGCGTTTGGGCGGCAAAGTTGCCGGTGACGTGCGCGCGCAAATTGCCAGCGTCAAAGAGCCTATGCTTGCTCCTGCTACTATTCTTGCGCGTTGGCGCCGGGCTGGCGGATATGGTGTGCAAATAACCGATAGTTTGGCAAAGCCGCTTGTTGACAGCGGCAACATGCAAGCCAATGTAACGCATCAAACCGGCACAAACGAGACGTTAGGAGAGCTAGAATAATGGCAATCTTAGGGGGCGGCATTTTAAAGCGCGCGATGGCAGTTGTAGGCAGTCAGGAGATTACCTTATTGCGCTTTGTCAGCCGTGCGCAAAACGCGGCCGGTATTGACGTGCCGGTATATGCTGCGCCAGTTAAGTTTCCTGCCCAAGTTCAGCCCGTTCCGCACGCGCAATTTGTTTATCTAGGCTTGGATTTTCAAAAGGATTATGTTCGAGTTTATGCCTCTTGTTTCATGGGCGATTTGCAGCGCGATAAGGAAGCTGACAGATTTATATATGCGGGAACGCTATATGAGTTGGTATCTAACGATGACTGGAAACGCCCGCAAGGCTTTCTTGATACCTTGGCAGTCAAGATAAAATGACGGAAGCGCAATTATACACGTTGGTTATTCAGGCTTTGCAAACAGGGCTAACCGCTATGGGAATTGCCCTTGCTCCTGTTGCTGGCGGCGTTTCCGTTAAACAGCGTTATCAACCGTTGACACAAGGCACGCCTAGCAATCCAACAATTTATGTGCATTTTGACGATCAACAGCGATACGGCTATCCAGGACGTAGCGATATAGCGACTAGCGTTGCAGGATCAATGCTGCATAGCGAGAGCCAACTATATATTCCCATGTGTCAAGTATCGGCAACATCTATTGCGGATACAATAGACCCTGATGCTTTGGCCGTTGGCGATTTGGTTAAATACGCGGCGTTCATCTTGAATAGTGACGCAACGCGCTTATGGTTGCGCAGTAACGGCTTGGCTGTTGAACGGATCAAGCAAATTCGTAAAACCCATTTCAAAGATGACAAAAACCGCTTTGAAGAAGCCCCCACTTTTGATTGCTCTTTCGTTTATTGTGAAGTAAATACAAGTCTAAATCCATCTATCGACAAGGTGACTGTCACCCTGTACCCACTCAACTAGGAGCCCGCGCCATGGCCGTACCGTTTACCTATTACATTGACGTTACCTCAAGCGAAGGCGGCACGGGCGAAGTACCGGAACGCGCTCTTGTTACGCGCATCTTCACCACAAATCCAAAGCTGCCGCCCAAATCGTTTTTGCAGGAAAGCAACATCGAAGTCATCGGTGATTATTTCGGCACCGCAAGCGAAGAATATTTGCGCGCCGCGCCTTATTTGCCTTGGATAAGCAAGCAGGGAACTTCGCCGCAACTTATCAGCTTTGCACGTTGGGTTGAAGCTGCCAGCGCGCCACAAGCATATGGTGATCCAGCCGCTACCGCTTCGCTTACGGCGCTAAACGCTATTGTTGCCGGAGAGCTGGAAATTACAATAGGTGCGGCATCGGCCGCGCTTACAGGGGTTAGCTTTGCGGCGGACGGTTCCCTTGCCGCCGTTGCCGCTACGCTGCAAACCGCATTACAGGCCGAAGCAGGTTTCAGCACCGTAACGGTTGTTTATAACTCAACGTTTGATAATTTTATAATCACTGGCGGCACAACTGGCACCGCTGCCGGGGCAATCAGCTTTACAAATAATGTTAGCAACACCATCGGGCTGGCCCTTGGTATGTTGTCCGCAAACACCGTGCTTGCTGCTGGCAGTGATGTTGAAACCATCACGCAAACGCTCAACAACTCAACCAACGCTTCAACCAACTTCGCGACGTTCCTTTTTCTTACCGGCACAAACCCGCTCAATATTGCACAGTATGAAGAAGCCGCTCAATGGAACGTTGGCCAAAACAACGCTTATGGACTGCTTGTGCCTGTGAGCGCCGCCAATGCTGCCACTTGGTCGGCTGCGCTTATCGGTTTTGCCGGTACGGCCCTTACGCTTACGGCAACCGCAACCGATTATGCGGAGATGCTGCCCGGCAAGGTGTTGGCAGCAACCAACTATGACGGGCCGAACGCCTCGCAAAACTATATGCTTCAGCAAGACCCGTCACTTTCCCCAACTGTTTTTGATTTGGCGGATGCAACAACTTACGATAATTTACGCATAAATTATTACGCGCAAACGCAAGTGAACGGGCAATTTATAAACGTGTATCAACGCGGCCTACTGATGGGGGGAAGCACGTCGCCAACATCCATGACCGCCTTTTTCAATGAGGTGTGGTTTAAGGGCGACGTTGAAGGCAATCTGTTTAATCTTGAGCTGACAGTGCCGGAAGTTCCGGCCAATACGGCCGGGCGCATTCTGTTGCTGGGCAATCTGCAAGCCAGCATTGACGCGGCTTTGAACAACGGCGTTATCTCAGTTGGCAACGTGCTTTCGATTACGCAAAAGCAATATATTCAAAGCATCACGGGCGATAGCACTGTTGCCGCGCAAGTGCAAACCATTGGATATTGGGTAAACCTTACGTTTACGTCTTATGTTGACGGAAGCGGCGCGACGGAATGGCAGGCTAATTACCAGATCATCTATGCCAAGAGCAACGCCGTAAACAAGATCAATGGCGTTCACAACCTGATTTAACCTATGTGTAGGCAGTGCCTACATTTTTGCGCGGGAGTTTAACATATGACGGATGTTTCTGGTTTTGGCTTTCAGGCTGTGGTGTTGGCGTCAAGCACGTTCCCCACCGGCTTTATTGTGAGCGCGTTTGCTGATGATGCCGATCCTTTCGATTTGCCGGAGATTAAAATTGCGGAAGCGGCAATGGGGCTTAACGGCGATCTTATTACATGGTCCAAAGCCATGCCCATTCCGCTCAATATCGCTGTCATTAACGGCTCGCCGGAGGATGTAAATCTAGGTATCGTTCATGAGGCTAACCGCGTCGGACGCGGCAAAGCCAGCGCGCAAGATGTCATCACCATCACAGCAGAATATCCGAACGGCTCAACCATTACCGTTACGGCTGGCAAGATGACTGACGGTATGCCCGGCAGTTCCATTTCGTCCAGTGGGCGTCAGAAGACGAAAACGTATAAATTCGTTTTCCAGAACATCATTAAGACATCGGCGGCGGTAGCATAATATGGCTGATTTGCTTGAGCCGAAAGAGATAACCGTCACCACAATGGCCGGAGCGGAAAAGACGTATACCATTTCCAAATTTCCGGCCATTACCGGCCGCTTCATTGTTGCAAATTATTCGTTTTCGTCTTTGCCTAAAGTTGGCGATTATGCGGCGAACGAAACGACAATGTTTAAGCTTATGGCTTTTGTTGGCGTCACTCCTGCATCCGGCTCCATGTTGTTGTTGAAAACGCCGGAGCTTATCAACAACCATGTGCCCGATTGGGAAACGCTGGCAAAGATTGAGTTTGAGATGATGCGGTATAACACAAGTTTTTTCGACAAAGGCAAAGTCTTCGCTTTCTTCAAGGATACAGTTCAACCGTACCTAGCGTCAGCTTTGCCAACGTTGACCCGTTCATTGGGGCCATTATTGCGAGCGGCAAAGCAAAATATGGAGAACTCAAATCCGAAATAACGCTAGAAGAGGCGTTGGATATTTTCGAAGTTATAATGGTTGAACGCTTTAATGAGCATTTGGCCGTAGAGAATGCAAAGCGTAAATCAGGGAAGTAGATTGTATGTCGAGTATTCTTGAAACCTTTGCTATTCTTTTCACAACAAACTCAGAAGAGGTTGCGGCCGGACAAGCGAAAGTTACAGCAGCGGGCGAACATACCGCCGCATCATTGGTCAAGGCTGGTGATGCGGGCGAGACTATGGGCCAAAAGATTGCTGAAAGCAGCAAACTTGGCAAGTTTGAGATTAGCGAACTCGATAAGTTTGCAAAGCGTTTCGCTTATGACTTTATCAGACAAACAGCGGAAATGGCAACCGGCTTAGCCGGGTTTCTTGCAGTCGAAAAGCTTGTTGACGGCTTCTTCGAAAATGCGGAAATGGTTTCTGCGTTAGGCGATATGTCTAAGGCTCTTGGCGTAAACGTGAGCGATTTGGATGCATGGGACCAAGCGGTAATTAAGACTGGTGGAACAGCGCAAGACTTTCAGGAAAGCGTAACAAAACTAAATCGCGGTCTAGCTGGTGTCGCCATAGGTAGCGGAACGCAAGGCGCTAAAAAAGTGTTTGCTGATCTAGGTATATCTGCCACGGACGCAAACGGCAAAATAAGGCCAGTGTTTGATTTATTGCCTGAACTAGCAGACAGGCTTTCGAAAATGTCAAGCAACGCTGCCACTGGTGTAGGTATGAAGCTAGGGCTCGATGAGCATACCATTTTATTGCTGCATGAGGGGCGGCAAGCTGTTGACGATATGATTGCGCACGAAAAGGAATTGGGCGTTGTCACGCAACAGAATGTTGAAGCGGCGCAGGCGTGGAATGAGCAATGGGCCGATTTTAAGGACGTTATGCGCGGCGGCGGTTTGTCGGCTTTGGATGACATATTACCAGCGCTCACGGCTGTTGCTGGTGCGTTGACTAGAACTATTGAGTTTTTAGAGGAACACAAAACGCTTGTTGAAGGTTTCTTTATTGGTCTTTCCGCCGTCATCTTGACGGTGTACGGGCCAGCGATGGCCAGTGCAGCGATTGCCACCATCGCCGCAACGTGGCCGATTTTGTTGATTATTGCTGCACTAGGATTACTCATTGCAGCATTCGCGCTCGCGTATGACGATATTGCCAATTTTATTGAAGGTAACAATTCTCTGCTTGGTGTATGGTTGACAAAGTGGTTAGGGCCAAATGGTCCGGCAGCGGTACGCGAAATTTTAAAACACTTAGGCCAAGATTTTGTTGATTTAGGCAAAATTATTGGCGCCGAAATAGACTACATGATTACACAATGGGATAAGTTTATTAGCGCACTACAAGACGTTGAAAAGTTGCCTAGCAATTTGCTTAAGAAGCTGGGGCTAGGCAGTGAACCCGCGCCACCGCCAGGACCTGCCGCGCCGGTTTTGCCAACGGAGCCGGACGGCCGCGCGGGCATAACACAGGTTGCCCCTTTGCTCTCGCACAGAGCATGGGCAGACAGGTTTCCGGGGGTGCCCTATGGCGATGTAGCGGATGCGCGCGCACAGGCGCTCCCGCCGCTTGCCCCTACCCCTAAGCAGCAATTGCAGGCAGCCGTGGCGGCAGGACAGCAGCACCTTGCTGCAGCCGATACCCCTCTGGCTTCAATCGGGCCGGGCGTTCTTACAGCGCACCAGGGCAATACCATTACAAACAATAACAGCATAACGGCAACGGCTACGGTAAATACGCAAGCAACCGATGCAAAAGGCGTGGCCGGTGTTGTTAACGATACGCTAAGCGATCATATTGCCCACACTATCGGCCACTTCGCTGATGGGGTGCAAAGCTAATGAGCCAAGCTTTTGCTAATATCAATCAAGACTTGCAAGCGTCAAGCGAGTTTAATGCCGCTTTTGCTGGATACAATCAGGATGTTACCGGTGTTTATGATGTCAACTTTAATCAGTTGTTTCCTAACGCACGTCCGATAACTGCCAGAGTAACCCCGTCATCTAAACTGATGGAACATCCGTTGGAGAGCGGCGCAACCATTGTTGACCATCGCATTATAAATCAAACTGAGATAGAGCTTAGCGTCATCCTTGCGCCTTCCGATTATCTGGATGCGTACAATGCTGTCAAAGCCACGTTTCTGGGCAAAAGCAGCGTTACCGTGCAAACCATAGTTGATGTATATCCTAATATGTATATTATGGCTATGCCGTATCAGCATACGCCTGAAGCTATAGATACAATAACGATGATAATAAAGCTTAAAGAAGCGCAGATAGCCAGTGCGGCCACAACTGTTGCAATACCTAAGAGCGCTGCTGATGCGGCCACAGTCACAACCGGCGCGCAAAACGGCACAACGCAAACGGCTCCAACTGGCACCGGCAATAGCGGCAACACCGGAAGCGCGGCGTATGACTGGTTTTATGGGAGCAAAAACTAATGCAGCTATTAACGCTCTTGACTGAGCCTAACCAGTCATTTGTTACCACACAAAACGGCAACCGCTACCAGATACGCATTAAACAATGCAACGGGGACATGTGCGCAGATATAACTATGAACGGTGTGACTATTCTTTCCGGCACTCGCATTGTTGCAGGCACGCCGCTTTTTCCTTTTGCCTGGATGACGGCCGGAAATGGCAACTTCATATTTGCATGTCTTGATGAAAACTGCATTGACTATTCTCTGTTTGGCGTGACACAGTTTTTATATTTTCTAACTCAGGCTGAAATGCAAGGGATAGCGTCCGCACCGCCAAACACTATCACGCTAACGCTGGCGCAGCAAGCCGCGTTAAATACCGCGCAACAAATAATACCTACCGGCTATTTGCCGCTTCCGGCTGTATCGGCATGAGTGGAGCGCAAACAACCCAAATTGACCCGCGCATATTAAAGCTTGTGGTTAGTGTGGGCACTATTCAATACACTTTTGAAGATAAGGGTGATATCGCAACGCCTGGACTTTGGATGTCAGCCAAAGGTAGCAAGTACGCTAACCAGATACAGAACGAATGCACTATCGAAATTTCAAATCTGGCAACTAACGACAAGAACTTTATATTAACAGAAACGTCGCCGTTTAATCAAAACGCAGAAAACAAAAGTTTTAGCGTGTACGCCGGTCGCGTTTCAACTGGATACGCTTTGGTTTATTCTGGTGATATCGTCATCGGCAAATCGTCACAAGTTCCTGATGTTACGTTGTCGCTAAAGAGCTTGACCGGAAACGCACAAAAGAAAATTGTGAAGGGGCGCACAGGATCAATAAAAAGTAAAATGTCTGAAATCAGTAAAGCTGTTGCTGATGATCTAGGTTTGCAATTAAACTTCCAGGCTGCCGATAAAACCATCGGCAATTATGCGTTTTCGGGATCACAACTAAGGGAAGTCGATAAGCTAGGCGCAATGGGTAATGTAAACGCATATGTTGATGACGGGCAGCTTGTCGTTAAAAATTGGAACTCTCCGCTTTCAAACACCGCAGTACTTGTGAGTGAATATGATGGCATGATAGGCGTGCCTGAGCTTACAGAGGAAGGCGTACAAGTTACCTTTTTGTTTAACAATATTGCACAGCTTGGCGGCGAGTTGGAGTTAATGTCAACCAGCAACCCTTCCTTGAACGGTAATTACACTATCGTAAAGCTTTCGTTCGATTTAACAAATCGCGACACGTTTTTTTATTATACTGCAGTGTGCTTGAATAACGCCATAGCCGCTTGGATAGATACGTTTCAAGGTACGCCGCAAACCGGAACAGGTGGTAATCCTTTATGAGTAGCACAAACTCACCGCCGCTATATGACTTCGCAAACAAGGGCACGTTGCTTGGAGCGCTTTTGCATTCCTATCGCAAAATGCTTATGAATACTGACGATATGCTACCGGCCAAGGTTATTAGCTTTGACCGCTCCACAAACACCGCTGTTGTTCAGCCGCAAATCATGATGGTGACAACTGATCAAAAGCTTGTAAGCCGCGCTGATTACGCTAGCATTCCGGTTTACACCATGGGCGGCGGCGGCTTCTTTGTTAGTTTTCCTTTAGTTGCCGGTAATACAGGCTGGATAAAGGCGAGCGATCGTGATATATCACTGTATCTACAAGGTGGAAAAGAGACTGCACCTAATACGAATAGGCTTCATTCTTTCGAAGACGGTTTGTTTTTTCCTGATGTAATGGACGCGATAACGATTGCTGGCGGCGATGAAAATAATTTGGTTATAGGATCAACAAACGGAGCTGTTGCCATTTCAATGTCACCCGCCGTCTTAAAGTTTACAGCAACAAATATTGAAATGGTTAGCACTACGCTAACTCACAACGGTGTAAATGTAGGCGCTACGCATGAGCATGGCGACGTGCAAAACGGCGGCGGAATATCGGGGCCACCAGTATGAGCGTAACAATCTCAAACCTAACGATAGGTCTAAATGCAAACCGCGATTTGTATATTGACGGCTCTGGTAATCTCGCAATTCTTACTGGTGTTGATGCGTTGGCCCAAAGCTGTCAAGCCAGGGTTGAAGCACAGTTAAGGGAAATGCTTTATGCTTACAATCAGGGTATGCCCATGCTCGATACGGTATTTCGTCAACAGCGCTTGGCGCAGTTTGTCGCGGCCGGGCGCGCTCGCATATTGACCGTTTCTGGCGTTATACAAGTTAAGTCTTTTGTTGTGACGATACAAAATGGTGTGTTGACTTATACGGCTTCGATTTTGACGCAATACAGTCCGTCAACGATAGACGTTGCAAGCCAGGGAATTTGATATGAGCAGTAGCATATATACATATGTCAATTCTACAGGCGTTATTGTTGCCGATACCACGACAATAAAAGCTACGGTGCAGCAAGAGTTTTTGTCAGCTCTAGGGCAGAATTTGGATATTGACGATAGCGCCCCGGCAGGAGTGTTGATTGCTGGTGAAGTTCAAGCGCGTTCTGCGGTGGTAAACAATAACGCAGCATTGGCAAACCAGATTAACCCTAATCAATCAGCCGGGCAATTTTTGGATGCTATCGGCGGCTTGACGCAGTGTGAGCGCACGGCTCAAGCGCAATCTTATTATCCAAGCGTTGCGCTTGTAGGTTCGCCTGACTTGCCCGTCCCGGCCGGTACGCAAGGCAAGACAACAAATGGGGATATTTTTGCAACCACGGCGGCGATTGAGTTGGACAATACCGGCAACGGTAGCGTTGTAATGCAGGCGGTAAATTACGGTGCCATCGCCGTGCCATCTGGACCATTGAACATTGTTAGCGACGTGTTGGGTTTAACCAGCTTGACGGCTGGCACTGGTGGTATTGTTGGCAATACTTCAATGAGTGACGTAGCGTTTCGCAGCTTTCGCCGCCAAACCCTTTCGCTTCAAGGCCGTTCTGTAAACGGTGCTTTATACTCGGCTGTTAAGAATTTGCCTTTCGTAACAGACTTGCAGTTTTTGGAAAACAACACGGCGGCAACGGTTACGCTTGATGTAATTACATTGGTTGCACATTCATTTTGGATGTGTATTAACGGAGCACTTATAACAACTGGCGCAGCCAATGCTGCCGCATTGGCTGCCGTAATACTTCAATATAAAGGTACGGGCTCCAATTGGAACGGAGCGCAAGACGCACCTGCCAGTGATCCTGTTACTGGACAAGCATTTACGCCGCAATGGGACGTACCGGCTGGCGTTCCTTTGATAGTGCGCGCAACCATATCGCAAGGGCAATATACAGGCACACTTACAGATAATGCAACAAACGCTATATTGGCTTATGCGAGCAATACGCTTAATGGTATTGAAGGCTTGGCCACGGGGCAGAACGTTTCGTCTTTTGAAATAGCCGGAGCTGTAACGCAATCAATGCCCGGCGTGTATGTCAAAAACTTGGAAATTGGCACTGTCTCGGGCGGTACGTATTCTAATGCTGAAATTGCAATAGCTCTAAACGAAATAGGCACGTTGACCAGCGGCAACATTGATATTGTGATTGTGTAATGACAGAACAATATCAGCAATTTGATTTTGCTACTGATGTTAAAAGCGCTATAATTTGGCGCCATAACGATGCGCCAAACCTAACCGCGTTGATGTCTGCTAAGCAAGCTTGGTATGCGGCCAACCATGAACAATTTTGGATTGACTGGTTTAACAACGTTTTTTCGTTGACATCTGCTGATGACTTCGGATGCGCAGTGTGGGCAATAATTTTGAACTCGCCTGTAAATCTTAATCCTCCTGCGCCGGGTCCGGTACCTTGGGGCTTTGGCATATTCAATCAAAACTTTTTCAATGCTAATTTTAATCCAACGGCGCGCAATCCTGCGTTTTTAACGACAATTGAAAAACGCTTTGTGTTGTTGCTGCGTTATTGGCAGATTGTTTCTAAGGGTCGCTTTGTTGAAGACAACGGCTTTCTTTATCGGCTCTTTGCTAATCCCATTACGATTATACAAGACGGCGTGCCTACACAGGTATGGCCGGGAATGCCGTTCAAAACGTTTCCGTACATAGTAGACAACTTGGATATGACTGCCAGCATAACGCTTAACTATCCTATATCTGATAATCTAGCTACCATTATTCAGGAGTACGATTTATTGCCGCGTCCGGCAGGCGTGTTGCTAACAGTCACCATTCCTACGTTTGGCGATAGTGGCGGCGTGCTACTAATGACTGTTCCCTCCCCGTTATTTCCAACGTCTGATGCTGGTTTAAGCAATGGCGATATATGGAACAACGGGGAAGTTATGACGGTGTTCGGAACGACAACACCTAATCCGGCCGCGCCGCTGATCTATTTTGTAGGGTTGACCGTAGCTGAGCTGGTCTCGGCTGGCGGCGCAAACTTACCTTTGACCAACGCCGGATTGGCCGGTAGTCTGTGGAATAATGGCGGCGTAATATGTATCGTTTGAACGGAAATAACAGCATGAAAAAGCTTCTTTTACTTGGTGCGCTGCTTGTTTGTTTTGCGCAAAATGCCTTGGCTCAAACGCCAACGTTCCAAAGTTTGACATTGACAACGCCGCTTGCGCTTACGTCCGGGGGCGTTGGCGCTACCACGGCCGGTGGCGCGCGAACAAATCTTGGCGCGGCAGCGAGCGGTGCAAATTCTGACATAACTTCTTTGTCTGGATTGACTATTCCGCTAGCGTTGGCACAGGGCGGAACAGGGTCAACTACTCAAGGCGGTAGCCGTGTGACGTTAGGCGCAGCGGCTAGCGGTGCAAACAGCGATATAACTTCTTTGTCTGGATTGACCACGCCTCTTTCTTTTTCTCAAGGCGGAACAGGGATAAGCTCATTTGCCACCAATAGCATTTTTGCGACAAGCAGCGGATCAACTCCCGCTGCTATGGCTGTACCATCTTGCAGCGGTTCAAATAACGCTTTGCAATGGACAACCGGCAGTGGAATACAATGCGGTTCTATAGCTGGTGGCGTAACGTCTTTCAACACTCGCAATGGTGCTGTTACGTTATCTTCCGGTGACGTTACAACCGCTTTAGGTTTTACGCCGTTTTCTGCGTCATCAAATTTGCCCGTGGCCAATTTAAATAGCGGTAGCGGTGCAAACGGTTCGACTTTTTGGCGTGGCGATGGAACGTGGGCGCAACCAATTACGCCGCCTTCGCTTTCTGTCACAAACGGAACGTTAAATATTTCCAACGTTTCCTCTTTGAATGCAAAAAATTTAAATCTCATTGAAGACGTAACAGCTCCTACAATTGTGCAAAGCTGCTTTTGCACGCAGTTTCCGATAAACGTTATTCCTGGTGATCTTTTGCTTGCCGTGGGTGTTGGCCCGGCTGGTGGAACAGCGCCTGTGGCGGCGGCTGGATGGACATACCAAACATCTGTGGTTGCTTTTCAGGGTGGCGTTTCGACATATACCCAAGTTGCAACTACGGCCGGAACATATTCGATTGCTAGCATAGGCGCAGCGGGCGTTTACATGTACGAGGTAAGCAATTACGGAACATACGCCGCGTCTCAAGGTACAGCTAGCAGTAGCGGTTCAACGGCTATAACGCCATCGGTTAATGTGCAAAAAGGCACATTGGTTTTGAGTATGTTCAATAGTCAAAGCAACAGCGGTGCGGTATATTCAAATCCTCAACCAAGCGGGGCGGTTTTAACATCACAAGATCAAACAACCGCGTCATTCGATACGTTTATTGCTAGAACGACATATATTGCGCCTAACGCAAACGGTTCTTTAGTAATGACGCTAGATAATAGTTCGTTAGCGACTAGTTCTTTAGGTTACAGTCAATTTATTGTAAATCCAAATCCAGCTTCAATTTCGGCTGTTATAAATTCGGCTCCTATATCTGATGCTTCTGTTGATGTAGTAGCGCCAAGTAGCGGCGACACAATAACGATACCGGACGGCGTTTCAACCTATGTTGTCAATCCGTCCGGCTCTTTAGCCGCGTTGACGATTATACTTCCTGCTAACGCTTCGCCAAACGTTTCAAATCTACTCGAAACTATACGGTTTCAACAGGCTATTACGTCTTTGAATATCCAGGCCAATAGCGGGCAGTCTTTGACTGGCGGCAATATAAGCGGCCAAGTTGTGAGCGGTCCGCAAGACGAAAGCTTTATAATAAACGGTTCAACTTGGTATAGGTAAAGTCATGCAACAAAAATATTTTTATTATGCGTGGGCCGTTGCTGGTGACACAACGCCTATCCCGTTGCCCACACAAGGCGATGGCTCTGTAAGCTATCAGGCTGGATATGGTGCTGATTACCAGCTTAATCTTGCAACTGATCCTAGCGCGATAGCGATTGAGCGCGCTAAGATGAACTCGTTTTTTAATGATGTCACTCTCAATCTTCAAAATTATCAACAATACGGCTCTCCGGAGTGGATTGACAGTAGCGATAATCAAGGCGCGCCGTTTCCGTATGATATCGGGGCCAACGTGCGTTATCGCAGCGGGTCATCCGGGCCGTTTACCAATTATGTTTCATTGGTTTCGGGCAACACTACGGTGCCCGGCACGGCTGGTTATTGGGCTGTTTCGTTGGCAGCATATGCCTCGGGACGCTTGACACCATCAGGTAATGCGGAATGGACTGCACCGGGCAGTTATACCTACACTGTCCCGGCAGGATGCTATACCGTGCGCTATCGCGGCGCGGGAGCTGGTGGCGGTTCTGGCGGCACGGCGCCAGTTGCAAGCGGCATGGCGGCCGTGACTGCCGGTGGAAATGCGGGCGCCACCATGGAAGGCACGGTATCAGTTACGCCCGGGCAGGTGCTTGCTGTTGTTATTGGCGCGGCCGGGGCGGCAGGTGATGCCACAGGCAGCAATGGCGCACAAGGCGGCTCTTCCACCCTCACTGTCGCCGGAACAGTCTACACCGCGCCAGGAGGGCACGGGAGCAGTGGCAACAGCGGTTTTGCACCGCCGTTTATTATCGCGCCCCATAATATTAGCGCTGTGGCTGCCGGAGCATCAATTTTAAACGGGACGGAAATACGCGGCACTAGCGGCTTCGCCATGGCAGATGCCCAAGGGGAAGGCGGTGCAGGCGGCACTTGTCAATTAGGTGCGGGTCTGTCTGGCAACGGCGGGGACGGCGTTTATGCTGGTGCCTCATCGGCCGGACAAGCTGGCAACCCTGGTAATCCCGGTTGCCTAATTATCGAGGCATACACTTAAAATAAAACCCCCGGCGCTGTTGCAAGGCGGCGCCGGGGGCCATTATCGGGTCATGCTGGCGGCGGCCAACTGTACCCGATAACTAGGCGACGGTAGCGGGCGTCTTCGCCGCGCTCAGGGTATCGTCAACGCGAAGCACACGGGCACCGTCAACGCCGTGCTTAACGTCAACCGACACATGCACAGCCGAGAACTTGCGGCCTTCCTCTTTCCAGCGCTTATTGGCGCCGGAGATGGTACCGGCCAGCGTCTTTGTCGGATTAGGGTTGCTCTCTGTGCTGGCAACAAAGAAGCTATCGTAATCATATTCTTCCGCCGCATCATCCCAAACGGGAGCTTCCAGCGTGCTGAACGGGTAGGTTTCCGGCCGCACCGTGCCAGCCTTCCGGCCCTTGCGCTCGATTGCGGGCATCTTGATCCGGCCGCCAGTGGTCAAAATGACAGGAGCAACGCGTGATGCCGGAGCCGGGGCCGTGGTGGCAGCGGTGGCGGTGGCGTCATTGAATGCGTCATGGATGGCTACCCCGCCAGCGGACACGCCAGCCGGTGCGGAAAGCGGCGCGGGGGCGGCGACTGCCGGAAGCTCGGCCGCACCGGTAGCGGTGATTTCAAACGCGAATTTGGCCGGGTTGGCCGGGTCGCGGGTGTTCTGGTCAATGGCGATGAATTTGTTTTCGGCCAGATATTTGGCCACAGGGCTGGCGGGATTGATGAACTTCGGGCCGTTGCTGATTTTGAGCAACTGTTCCTTCATATTTGGGTTAATCGTCATATCAGTCTCCGTTTAAGGTTGAACGTGTGAGCCTTGAAGTTATATGTTCGGCAATTTCGGCTGTCAAGCGTGAATATTAAAGAAGTGAATATTGCATATTGCGTGCCGGAATATAGCCGATTTTTTCTAATATCTGGATACTTAGCTCTATGTATTTGTCATAATCAATATCGGCCGGTAGCGCGGCAGGAAGGATCATGCACGGTTTAGCGCCATCTGTTCGGCCGACTTTGTGACCGTTTGTGGCATAGGTGATGCATCCTTTTACACCGGCCGCATAATACCATCTGACTGTGCGCCCAAGATAGCGGCCATCTTTTACAGCGCCTCCGGCCACAAGCCGGGCAGATGTAAACCGCTCTATCTTTTCACACGCCCTTACGGTTTGGTCAATCGGAATGCCCTTTTGAATAAGCGCGCATACGGCGTCAATACATATCAGCTCCACAGGGTTTTTCGATAATTCAGAATTAAGCGCGCTTCCGGTATAGCTATAGACGCCTTTTTGCTTTACTTTGCCGTCCATCTTAACCGCTATGTAGTTGTTCACGTCACGGGAATAAAGAGCTTGATATTCGGTTTCCTCTGTTTCAAGACTGCTTTCTTGCTCCCAACGTTGTATTATACTTTCAAATTCGTATATACGATTACGCTCAACAAGCGTGACTATGCCATCTGTATTGCCAGAAACAACACTAAAGCAGGACAACGTTAAACGTTCGATTAGCATTAAAACGCTAAGCTGTCCTGTCAATGTGGTTTGAACCATCATTTTAGGATCATATACAACACTATATGGATCACTTGTTTTTCCAAATATACCGTTACAACCAATCTTTAAGCCATCTCTAGTAGTGTCATCTCCTAAGCGCTTAGCCTCCGTTCTTTCCGAAACAATACCTTGTAGTGCCTCCAAGAACACCACGCCTAGATGTTTTGGAAAGAATTTGTTTTTAAGCATCATATTAGGATAATAGCCGGTAACGTCGCGGTCTAATATTGCTTCTAAACTGTTTGAAATAATAGCCATAGTCTTTTCGACACTATGTAACCCGCCCATACCTACAGTGTAGGCATTATCTCCTAGCATAACGCGGCGGTTTTCAATCTCTTTTGGGCGTATTACATGCCCGGTTTCACCAATGATAAACACGGCCTTTTGTATTTCAGTAAGCAGCTCTTGCAACTGCGGAGTTTGAAAGCTGATGTATGCCGGAGCATCAAAGGTGAATTGCTCCCCTATGCGCTTTTTAAAATCTGCTTTCTTTGGTCGCTTTCCTGTGAGTTTTTGAATTTCACTGGCAATAATCTCTTCTGCCATTTGCGCATCCGAAAGCGATCTAAAATCCTTGCCGTATCTGACACCAAATTTGGCGCGCAATTCAAGGTGCGGCGATAGCTCATTACATAGCAAGCGCGTGTTGCTCAAATCGTGGTAGTTGTAATTTCGGACGCGGTTTTTCTCTTCCCTAGTCAATACCGTTTCGTGGTGGTACGGTAAATCTTCTAGGTGCTGGCAGTGCAACCTAGCCGCATAAGTTTTCAGACTGCCTTTAAGCGGAGCGACTTCGATTAAATCAACCGTATTGGCGGGATGCATTCCAAACATATATTGCATTTGCAATTCGTTTTTGCGAACACCGCTTGTTATAATTTCGTTACTAATGTGCTTTATTTGAGCGCATGTTATGCTGTGGTGCGAAAGCGCATAAGATAATACGATAATATCGTAATCGTGTATATTGAAACCTACTACGCAAAAGCTATCAAGTATCCATTTTATCCAGTCAATTTGTAGCTCGCTGTTATCGTGACGTTCAAAAAAGCACCATTTGCCGGTGTGAAAATCCATAAAGCCGACTTCGAAATAATTAGGATAGCATTCAACATCCATCATAAACGGGCCGGTTGCACTGAGCAATTCGGCCTCCGTCATGAATAAATCAGGATCAATCAAAGGTTACGTCCAGCAATGATGCCGCGCAAATTATCCCCGTAAAACATGGCCGCGTTAGGAGCGTGCCCTATTTTACCGTTAGAAAAGCATACTGATTTTACAAAGTCGCGAACTATGTTCCAATACTTTGCAGAATAGCAGTGCGTACCGTGCAACCCGTCAACGCGATAACATGCACCTATTTCTAGGCTATTGTGCGTTGCCACGTAACCGTCATGCACATAAATAACATCGTCAACCATAAACGCTTCTACTGCGGACACGCCTTTAAAAAACTCTACTGGCAATATAGAGAACGGCGCTCCGTTGAAGCCATCGTATAGCCGGGCAGTCTTCGGATAATCTACATCTTCAAGTCGCGTCTTAACAAAACTGCCATCATCAAAATAAAAGGTTGCGCTGTATTCAGAAAAGCCAAAAGCGGCAAGCGGCTTCTTAATTTTAATGATGGCTGTGAGCGCGCGCTTAGGAATGTTCAGTCCATCTGGCAAATGTATTCCGTGATAATATTCTAGCGCCATTTGCCCGTTGGTTGAGATAACAACACCGGAGCTTAGACAAGCGCTATTGCTATACGGCCGCTCGCCTTTGCCTGACACGATCACGTTGCACAGCTCAAACCCTGTCTTTATGCGGTCATCTATTACGCACGAAACAGGGTCCGGCACATATGGCGACATTAAGCCGATATCCATTGCCGGAATGACAGCGCGGAACTTATCGGATCGTATCGAAATACCTGAGCGGTCAACCTCAGTTAATTTAAAATTTGGCCCGCACTGTTCCAAAGCAGCTTTAAACTTGCCACCGTGTAGGCACACTTCAAGCTCTTCTTGTATAGGGGAGCCCATGCATATTACATTATCGGCCGCGACAAGCAGGCGATCTTTAAGCCGTACGTACGCAAACTCTTCCGTGTCCGCACAGGATGAGATAAACGCGACAAACCTTAAAGCTTCAATTAGTTTTGATTTGTTATCAATATTGGTGTCAGCTTTTGGTTTACGCGCGGCCATTTCATTAGGCTCTTTTCGTTAATATGGTATTTCGTCATCCGTTACAAAATCCGGGCAGTTGAACACCGGATTGTTTTGCGGACTGACAATCACAGCAAGCGGCGGCGTAGCGTTCTGCTTATCGCAGCGATTTCCGGCCACATTCAAGAAAAGGCAATCAAAACATGTGAGCGGGTCCGGTGTATGGACTTCCGGTGTTTGTGCATCGCCTGCGTCAATGGCAAATTCTGCCGCCGCAACAATGCCCTCCATTATCAATTTTATATTCTTGCCGAATTGAGACAGCGCATTATCCAGCTCTGTGCGTACCCACTCAGGGTTATTGAGAGCGGACGGAACAGGCGCTGGTGTTTGAGCACCAGGAAACGGCGGAAACGCCGGGACGGCGGATTGCGTCGGAGGCACTGGCGGTGCTGGCGTGACAGTCTCGGTAGCAACAATAGGGGGCATTTTGATACGCATTTTTTCAGTCTCCGTTATGTACTCTAAGGTTTTCGATATGGACAATTCTAGTTTTTGAACGGCACCGTTCGGCAGCGTTAAGCCAACTATAAAGCTGTAGGATTTAATTTCAAGTATATTAAAGCAAGCGAGCCATTTTTCCGGTCCGGTTAGGAACTCTACATCATCGCCAACTGATATTGATGCGCGTACCTTATCGGCAATTTCGGGGTCTATCATCTCAACAGGCATCCTAATATTCGTACCCTGTTACTTCCGGATACTCGCGATTTGTGTGGACCAAGATGCGCTTAGGAGCCACCAGCATATCTATATAGCGCATAGCATCGGCAACGGTCTCGGGCACGAAAGCGTCAACCGGAAAGCGTTGGCGCCACCACTCTCTGGCCTTTTTGCGAACCATAGGCTTGGGGCTTTCGATGCCTACATATTCGGTGAAGCGTTTTGTGTGGCAGCTATACACAGCCTTAATCGTTGGCCTATCCGTTGGCGTGGCGTGGCGCTTTGTATGCTGCGTATAATACACGCCGCCTGTCACATCAAACCATTCGTATTTTGGCAGCTGTCCGGAAATCATTACGTCTTCAAAAGCTACCTTAGCCACTTTAAATTCAAATTCGAACGCTTCACCGCAAAAGGTGCAAATGCGCGCACTGGCATGGTTGTAAGTGTTGCACGCCGGGCAGAGCCTTACGGGAGCGTCACCACGGCCCGGCCCTTTCATTTCCGGAATGAAAGGATCATCTATAGGACCAAGGCGGCGCGTGTTGCCAGCGTGGCCAGAGACTAAGCAATATTGCTTGCGCCATCCGTTGACTTCGAACGGCCGCATACCACGGCCCATTGTTTGCACGTACTGCCCGGCCGATAGTGTAGGCTTCAAGTCGATAATGTGATCTATTCGTTGCACGTCTAGGCCGGTTAGGCCAATGCCGTTTGTTACCAATGTGTCAAGCTCGCCGCTATAATACGCGGACATAATATCGTCACGCTCTTGGCTGCCTTTCATTTTAGAATGAACAACAGCCGTGCGTAGACCAAAAGCTTTGATCATCTCGTTAGTCATTATCGCGCGCTCAACTCCGGCGCATGGAACGAAACGGCACATGCGATCTTGTCCGGCGTGCAAGGCCTCGTTCAATGCCGCCCATGTAATTTTTTCGTCCGCTTTGTTGGCAAGTTCCGCTTGCGAAAAATCGCCGTTGATGATCCGCACCCCGGCCGTATCAATGATATTTGTCATCTTTTTAGGGATAGGCGGAACAAGGTGATAGTCAGCAAACAGGCGGGCGAAGCCTGGAATGTTGCAAATGTCATATATTATATCTGTGAAGATTTGACCATTCGTAAGTGAACCCATGCCGGTGCGCCAGCACGTGGCAGTAAAACCAATAATTTTCATGCGCGGATTTATCAGCATGAGGGCAATAACAATTTTCATATAGTTGCCCTCATCGTCCGGCCCGAGCAAATGTGCCTCATCGATAATAAACAAATCTATGTGGCCAAACAGGGCCACCAGATTAACCAGTGTGTCGCGGCCCGCAAACGTAATAGGCCAGTTCAGCTCTTTACGCCGCAGCCCCGCGCTGCAAATGCCAGCGGGCGCATTAGGCCATACGGATAAAAGCTTATCGTAATTCTGCTTGATCAGCTCTTTAACGTGTGTGCCCACAATTACCCGCTGGTTAGGCCAATGCGTGTAAATCCATTGCAGAAACAGCGCGATCACAAATCCCTTGCCGCTGCCAGTTGGCAAGCAGATAAGAGGATGACCAGTCTTGCCCTGAACAAAAAAGTAGTTGTAAAGCGCATTGATAGCCTCTGTTTGATACCAGCGCGTTTGAGCGTTGACAGCGTGCATTTACTCTTCCTGCCAACTCGCCTTTAGGAAACGAATAAGCTTGTAGGTGGTATCCAATACTCCCAGCATAAGGCTAACGATTTGTGTTTCGTTAGGCTTTTCATTCTGCAAATTCAACGCTTGAAATTGTGCGGCGTTGGCGGCAAATTGCGTTGCTAAAGCCAAAGCAATTTTAGAAGTTCCGTCTTGCATGTATGTTTTCCTTAATCTAATCCTGTTTCCGGCTTGGCTTCACGCACCTTGGCCGCCATTTCTTCGAACGCTTTAGCAAGTTCCTCGCGCCGCTCTTGCGACTTTGGAAGCCAAAACGTAACAGCGCTACGGTCATCATCGGCCGGAGGATGATGGAGCATAAGGGAGCTGTGCAACATGAGTTGCACAGCACTGTAGGTTAGTCCGGTGTTGGACAGTTTTTCAACAACGCCAACTTCCGATGTTAGTTCTTGACTATATACGTTGATACGCATGGCCTAACCCTCCCCTGTTTCACTATCGGCAAACGCATCACGGTTGACCGGGCAACACGCCGCTGCGATGGCAAGCGGTGTTGAGCGCCACGCGCCATTATTATTCCGGCGCCATGCTTCCATATCATCCGCGAGCTGCATTGCCTCGGTAACAACAGCCATATCGCTCATGGGGCGCGCATGTTCTCCGATTTCATCCATTCGAAGCGTTGCCCATGCACGCACGATGCCGGGAGCGGAGCTATCGCGCGCAAGCAGCGTAAACATTGGCTCACTTGGGAGCGCCTTGTTATAGCAGTCATTATGATTTGGATGTTCTTTCGTGCCCATTTTTCAGTCTCCTATTGTTCTAAACCGTTCCATACATCGCACCCATTTGCGATGTAGTCTTTTGGTATTATCGCCGCGTGATGACTGCAAAACCATTCGCCATTTTCCACAGGCTTAGCGTTGCGACATGAGCGGCAATTCTTGTCTATCGGCTCGCCTTTGTGGCATATGCCGGACATGGAGCAGTACAGGCAATCACTGTAGGCGGCACTGGCTGAAATGCGGCCCGGCGGCTTGTCACTATGGATTACACCGTTAGCTTTTGTTTCAACATTACGCCTACCGCGCACATGGTCTAGTTCGATAAC